GTTGTATTTGCACTACCCTCTACTGAAGATGCAGGACGTTCTGAAACTGCCTCTGTTGTTATTGCAGATGAGTGGGCATTCCATCCACATGCTGAGAAAAACTGGGCTGCTCTCTCACCAACGATAGATGCAGGTGGACAGTTCATTGGAGTAAGCACTGCTAATGGATTAGGTAACTTCTACTACAAAATGTGGAAAGGTGCTGAAGCACACGATAATGGGTTTGATGGAGTGTTCCTCCCATACCATTTAAGACCGGGAAGAAATGAAGATTGGTACGAGGAGAAGAAGTCTAGTTATACAGATGAGAAGCTTTTCGCACAAGAGTACCCTTCTAGTCCTTTGGAATCTTTTATTACTACAGGGGGTTGCATTTTTGACTTAGATGGGTTACAATATATAGCAGAGACCTTTTGTAGGGAACCTCTGTCTCTAGCCGATTTATCTTCTAGAAATGGATACTTACAAGATCTTCAACAAAGTTGGCCTGAACTAAAAGTGTGGTCAACTCCTAGAGTAGGGCAAGGCTTTATAATCGGAGCAGACCCTGCAGGTGGTGAGCCTAACGGAGACCTGTCAGTGGCACAAATAATTGATGCTGCAACTGGTGAACAATATGCGAGTATCGCAGGTAGATACGACCCGGATACTTTTGCAGGACTTCTTGCAGCGTTAGGTAAATGTTTTAATCGTGCATTGCTAACTGTGGAAAGAAATAACCACGGCTACGCAGTGCTATCTGCATTAAAAAATGTATTTAATTACACTAACGTTTTTATTTATAAAAAAGATCGTAAGACGGGGGATGGAGATAACAAAGAAGGTTGGCCCACAAATTCAAAAACGAAAGCAATAATGGAGTCAAGACTTCAAACAGAAATTGCTCAAAGAACCTTAACTTGTAGAGATATGGAATTTGTATACGAAGCGCAGTCTTACATCAGAAAAGGGCAGAAAACTGGCGCAGAAGGTTCAGGACATGATGATCGAGTGAGTAGTATGGGTGTTGCATTGATGGCGAAAGACTTATCGTTTATTGCTAGTAAGAATAGGCCAAGACGAAAGCAAGTTATAAAAAAACATTTTAATACGAGGCACCTATAATGAGAGAAGTACTATACGCTAGAGGGATTGAGATTGGTAGCGGGGAAGCAGAAATACAATCTAACCAAGAGCGAGATGAGCGATTTCTTGAACGGATGTTAGCAGATTTAAAATGGTCACTAAGCTTTTATTTTGAAAGAGACCAAGAATTTAGTAGACAAGAGAAGTTTTATTATCGAGATCATTATGATCGTTCCATCCCTAAAACTACAGACGTACCTTCCTCAGAACAAATTGATAATACAACTAACATTGAAAATGAACACTTAGTTACACTTAACATCCCTTTTTCCTCAGTACAACGCGCACATACTATGATGACAGGAGAAGAACCTATCATTGAAGTGCTTTCTAATTCTTCTCGTGCGGACAAAGTAGTACGAATGTTACATAGTGTATATCAGTTAAATAGTCGTAGGTGGGGTGGTAATCCCGTACACGATGCCATATTTAACCAACTTCTGTACGGATGGGGTGTACTAAGAACTACGTGGTCACGTAATGAATACGCTGATGATGATAGAGATTTTCAGGGTGATCGACCTATGTACCACTTTCCAGTAGAAATTAAAAATCTAGACCCAAGAGAGATCTTCCCAATAGCAGGGGGAACTCATGAGCAGTGGAAAGCTGTTGTACACCGTACTTGGATGAAGGTATACGAAGTAGAAGAACAGTGGGGTGTTTCTCTAAATTATAATGATGAAGACCACCTTGATGAAGAACTCGATTATACAGCTCCTCTACATCCTGAAAAAGAAGTTGAAGTAATTGATTATTGGGCGTGGGAAGGTGACCAAATTATACATGCAGTTAGTGCGCATAACCAATTTGTAATGCGACCTTCAGTTATGAAATTTTACGATTGTCTTCCTTTTACGATATTTCATTGTGCGAAGACTACCTCAAAAGCAGGTGGGAATATGGGGCTATCTGTTAACTACGCACTTGTAGACAGTGTTTCAGAAATGGAGTGGTTGCTTAATAGACACATGCGTATTGCAGATTTGTATGCAGACCCAACAATGGTTATTAAACGTGTAAATGATGAGCCTGTAGAGATAGAGCCAGGATCTGGTACAATTGAAATCCTTGAAGGTGAAGACGTATACTACCTCCAATTTAGAGGTTCTTTACCTGATCTAGACCAGCTTACTAACTTCTTTAGAGTTCAAATAGATGAAGAAGGCTTCTCATTACCGCAGTCCGGTGCTAGTGGTATTGATACGATTGCACAACAACAAGCTTCCCTAATTAAAATATACAAGCCAGTAGAGAACGCGCAGATGGCTTTAGAAGATGTTAATGCAAAAGTAGTTGGACTTATGCAGAGGTACTCATGGGAAAACAACATCGAAGTTATGGGTCGCATGGACTCAGAAGATAATGTAGAATCCTTTGCTTTTAATATAAAGGGTAAAGATACAAAAGGAATGCGTAATACAAAAGTACACTTAAGGGCACGGTTCCCACTCGAAGAACTACGAAATGTATCTGCTGCAGCGACTCTAAAGAATTCAGAACTAATGCCCGCAAAGGTTGTGATGAAACGATTACTACATGCGCAAGATCCTGATGCATGGAGAGATGAAATCCTAAGTACGCGTACAGAAGATAACCCAATGGTTATGCAACAACTCATTGATTCACAGTTACAAACAATAGCGCAGAGGTCAACAATTCAACAGATGGTACAAGAAGAGATGGCTGCAGCTGCTGAGGGGCAACCTGAAGGAATGGAAGGAGCTCCAATGACTCCAGATGAGCTATCTATGAGGGGTCAAATGAGTCAACAAGGAACACCTCAATCACCCGCACCTATGGACCCTCCGCCAGAGCAAATGGAAATGGAAGGGCTATTAGCACAAATGGGGGCTAGTCAAGGAATGGCAGATAACCCAATGCCTCTCCCAGTACCAGAAGAAAATCCTTTAGCTAATCTAGAGATGGGTCCGGGGGTTTAATGGCTAAAAAACCTTATGCTGAAAAACTAGACGACTCTATCTTTGATGCATTATTAAAAATACGTGAACATGTTTTATCTACATATCCAGAAGATACTCTATTAGATTCTATGGTACGTCAATCTTTTGTTGCAATGCAACCTCAAGAACAAATGGAAATCGTGCAAAATCTTGGACCTGATTGGATGGTTAAGGTTGCCGCAAAGATCGAGAAGAAGCTTGGTGAGATTGACAAGCAAGGAGTTAATTAATGGCTGGTAAAATTTTTAGTACAGACCCTAAAAGCGCGAATTATGACAGTAGACTTGACCCCAACAGTCCAGATTACTCTCCTGAATATGAAGCAGCTATATTAGGAGATCCTAGTAATACGATACAAGGTCCGGCAGCTACATCAGGTATAGGAACATCGGGAACTATTTCTGCATTTACTTCTAATAATATTACTGAAAAACAAGTAACGGATATCTTAAGAGACTGGCAAAGACCTAATATTGATGCTGAGAGTATGAATGAATTCTTAGCATGGGTTACATGGTATAAACAGCGTTACGCGCCCTTATTTGGTACAAATTCTGCTGAAACAATAACAGGTCAAAATGGAATTGCAAAATCAATAACAAGTGATTTATTAATTAACTGGACTGCTATTGTTTCTGCGCATGAAAAAGTAAATAAAAGTGGTAGTATCCCTGACGAAATGCTCCTTGAAGGAAATGCATTTATACAAGCTCCTAAACCGTATACGGTTAGAATTAATATACTATCAAAAGGAGCAGATGGTACAGGGACCCCCGCAACAGTAGAGCTGCAATTAGAGGAAGCTTCGTGGAATATCCTTAAAAAATCAAAATTAATTAATAATTTTCTAGGAGAGGTAACAGACTCAGCTGATGGTAAAGAAAAGGTAATTGAGGTACATGCTGGAGGTTGGTGGGATTTAAAAGATGCACTACTTAATCCAGACATGTTAGGAGTAGAAGGAGCTGAAGTAGCTGCTTTAGGAAAAATTTACTCTAGGCTAAATGGAGCAGTTGAAGAAAAAAATCCTTATAATCCAAGAGAAGATGAGATGCCCGCACTGTCACAACAGTTAATTAAAACGGGAATTGCTTGGTCATATGACCCAATAACAAAAAGACCCGAGCTTATTGATACGATGCCATGGATAGGTCCTTCGCCCGCGTCACTTCGTTGGATTCCTAAAGATCCTAATAATCCTACAGGACGTGGTGCATGGGATATAGATGAAGAAAGTGAGATACAAGTAGGCAAGTCATTATCAGAAGGTGTTCCTGCCTCTGTTCGTCCGTGGTTGACAGCTGTTCTAGACTCAGGTGGGGACATGAGTGTAATTGAAGGTGCCCTACCCGAAGAACTACGCAATTTAGACGCAGCAGGAATGACATCACTTAACCCTACTCAACGAAGCATAATCAAAACAAAGAATGTTGTAAAGCATTGGGTAGGCTTTTTATTAGGACAAGCTCGATTAGCAAGTGACCCTAAGTACGCAAAACAACCTGTCAGTATTCCTATGGGGTTTGGTGTTCCCCCCTTAACTGTTTCTGGGTTCGATATTAATTTTCCTAACTTTGTCCCATCTTCAGCAGGGGGAAGTGATTATGGTTTAGGTGCAAGAGCAGCCGCTGCATTAGGTGCAGATAAAGTACTCCAAGCTGGTGGTAGTTGGTATGACCAGTGGAACAAAACTGAAGAGTATAGTCAAATTGGTGCAGAAGGTAGACAAGGTAATTTTCCTCCGTTGTACTTTACTGACAAAGGAGTACCAACAGTAGACGGTACAAAAGTAATGAGTAAGAGTCAACTTTTAGCAGAGATCATTGAAAGTATTAAACCAGAAAATGCAAAGCCAATGCCTTCTAACCCAGATCAATCTCCAGATCAAGCTCCTGTTACAACAGGACCTGGTTCTTCTGAAGGACTTAAATATAGTTCTTCTGCATTTTTATCTAGGGACTACGACCAAGATGGTAACGTGATTGGTTATTGGGATGTATCTCCAGATAATCTAGCTGTTTGGGTTAATACAAATGCTGCTGGAGATATTCTTTCAAGAAATCCCGGAACGAGTGATCGAGCTGCTCGATTACGTTGGCTAGAGAAATATGGGACAGAAGAAGAAAAAGCGTTGTGGGACGCGAACTATCCTACGGAAGATCAAGAAAACTTAAATGGTATTCTTTCTACAATGAAAGGATTTCAAACATCAGCACAAGCAGAGATAGCACGTCTTTTAAAACTTCCAAAAGAGGTTGATATAAATGGTAATGAGATAGATCCTGTTCCTAGTTGGATGTACGATCAAGCTGCAGGTGATTTTTCTACGACGGCGAATGGTAGGGATCTACTAGCTAGAAAAGCTGCAGCAGA